CGAAGGGGTTCCCCAGTGGGGTCGGGTGGATCGGGAGACGGCTGAGGCTGTGGCCGCGGCGCCCGTCCAAATCGTCGAAACCCGTCAGCCGATCGGCTACGAGGAAGACGAATTGACGGCATCGATGGAGGATTGGGCCGCCCGCGCAATCGATCAATTGTAAACACACAAAGCACACATAAGAATCATGGTAACGAACGAATACAAAGAGAAAATCCTGGCTGAACTGGCCGTGCGTCGGGCAAACTTCGACGGCTCGGACGCCCGCTTTGCCGCCACGCTTGGCATAGGCAGCGCGCAATACAGCCGCATCAAGCGGGGCGAGACGGTCGGGGTGCTGGCCGACGAAAAGTGGATCAGCATCGCCCGCCGCTTGGGCGTCGGCCTGACCGATGCGCCGGCATGGCAGACGGCCGAAACGCCTGTCTTCAAATACATCACGGCGCAGCTCGAAATGTGCCAGACGAACAGCCTTTCGGCTATGCTGTGCGACCTGACCGACATCGGAAAGACCTACACCGCCCGGCAATATGTCAAAACGCACCGCAATGCCGTCTACGTGGATTGCTCGCAGGTCAAAACGCGGCAAAAGCTGCTGCGGGGCATCGCCCGGGAGTTTGGCGTGGGTAGCACGGGACGGCTGGCAGACGTCTACAACGACCTCGTGTTCTACCTCAAAACGCTCGATCGGCCGCTGGTCATCCTCGATGAAGCGGGCGACCTCAGCTATGAGGCTTTCCTCGAGATCAAAGCCCTGTGGAACGCCACGGAGCACTGTTGCGGGTATTACATGATGGGCGCAGATGGCCTCAGCGAAAAGATCCGCCGGGCCATCGACAACAAGAAGGTGGGCTACGCCGAAATCTTCGGCCGCTTTGGCAAGCGCTACGGCAAGGTCGTGCCCACGGCCCGCAAAGAGGCCGAGAGCTTCCTGCAACTGACGGCCACGATGATCATCAAAGCCAACGCCGGGGCGGATACGGATGTGAATCGCCTGCTTCGCCGTCTGATGGGCGAAGACAATACGCCATCCCTCCGACGCATAAACATCGAACTGTCAAAAAGGGCATAACGACGATGAAGAAGGGACTGACAGCGCGCAATGTGTTGGCCACGAAGTTCAACACGCTCGGGTTTGATGGCGTGTGGCGCGATGCGGTGGGTGATCCCCAGCTGACGGGCAGCTGGATCATTTACGGGGATACGAAAAACGGCAAAACGACCTTCGCGATGATGCTATCCAAATACCTCTCTGGGTTCGGTCGGGTAGCTTACAACAGCGTGGAGGAGGGCAATTCGCGGACGATCCAGATGGCTGTCGACCGCGCCGGCTTGCTCGAGGCGGGCGCCCGCTGGATGTTACTCGACCGCGAAAGCAAGGACGAGCTTTGCGAACGGCTGCGGCGGCAACGCAGTGCGGACATCGTCTTTATCGATTCCGTGCAATTCATGGATCTGAAGTTTTCAGAATACAAAGACCTCAAACGACGCTTTCCCACGAAGCTGTTCGTCTACATCAGTCACGTGGACGGCCGTCGCCCATCGACGCCCACGGCCCTGCGCATCCTACGCGATGCCAACGTGGCTTTCCGCATCGAAGGGTTCAAAGCCTTCCCCACGAGCCGTTATGGCGGCGGTCGGCCGGTGGTGATCTGGGACAAAGGCGCGGACGAATACTGGGGGCGAGAAAAGGAAGTAGGGGCGGGCAAGGCCGCCCGGTAGTTACGGGCTTCGCCCGGGTAGTTAGAAGAAGTAGAGAATGATGAAAACAATAGACAACGATCACCGGAAGCGGCAACTGCTGAAGCGCTTCCACATGCTGCTAAACAGGGCGCGGATCGATGAGGACGGTAAGCGCGAGATCCTCGCCTCGTATGGCGTAGAGCATTCCTCGGAAATGGATTGCGCGGGACTGGCCGACGTGTGTAGTAAACTGGCCGTGGCGATGACCCCGCGGGCGTCTGAGGCAGATCGCTGGCGCAAGCGGGTGATGGCCTCCGTGTTCGCCTACTGTCAAGCAATGGACTATGAAGCGGATGTAAATCGGGTAAAGGCCATTGCCTGTCGGGCGGCCGGTGTGACGAACTTCAACCGCATCCCGCTGGAGCGTTTACGCAGCCTTTACAACGCCTTTATGCAGCGTGTAAAAGACATTGAAAAAGTCGGCCGAATGGCGGACACACCCCAGGGCGGCGGGGGCTTCCTCTATGTGATGTTCCCCGACGGACGGAAAGAGATCCCTGGGCGCATAAACAGATAAACACCTAAACGCATAAACAAAAATGACAACAGTAGAAATGACGGCCGAGGAGCGCCAAGAGTTTGAGGCCTACAAACTGGCCAAAGAGAAGAAAGCGGCGGAGGCCAAACGGAAGTCCGATCGCGAAGCCTACACGGAATTGGTGGATGAGACGATCGCGGCCGTAATGCCCGAGCTGACGAATATCAGCGAGGCTATCGCCCAGAAAAAGACAGCCGCGGCGGAGGCCTTCCGCGGGGCATTAGAGATGAAGGCGGAGCTGTTCGGCGTGAAAGACGATCAGCAGTCGCACACGTTCACCAACTCCGAGGGCACGATGCGCATCACCATCGGGCACTACATGCTCGACAATTACCGCGACACGGTAAACGAGGGTATCGCGATGGTCAAAACGTACATCGAATCGCAGGCCCGCGACGATGCCAGCCGCGCGCTGGTCAAGGCCATCCTGCGGCTGCTGTCGCGCGACGAGGCGGGCAATCTGAAGGCCTCCCGCGTGCTACAACTGCAAAAGATGGCCGAGGAAACGGGCGACGAACGCTTTATAGAGGGCGTGCGCATCATCCAAGAGAGCTACCAACCCACGCCCTCGAAAGACTACATCCGCGCGGCGGTACGTGACGAGTCGGGCGCTTGGGTGGCCATCCCCTTAAGCATGACGGACGTATGATCATCGCAGTAGACTTTGACGGAACGATCCACGACGGCCAGTGGCCGAGGATCGGCGAGGCGATGCCTGGGGCGCGTGAGGCGATCAACGCTCTGCGCGCCGAAGGGCACTACATCATTATCTGGACATGCCGCGAAGGGCGCCAGCAAACGGAGATGGTGAACTGGCTGCTTGAAAAGGGCATCGGCTTCGATCGCATCAATGATCATCAGCCGGATCAGGTGGTGACCTATGGTAGCGACGCGCGCAAGGTGTATGCGCATTGCTACGTGGACGATAAGAACGTAGGCGGGATGCTCCCGTGGAAAGATATTGCCGCGTGGATCCGCCATCGGGAAGCGGCTTACCGGGCGGCACAGGAAGCAACAGACGGCAAGGCATGAAAGAGATGGCGGCGGGGATGATTCATATCGGTCTGTTCGATGGCATCGGCGGGTTTGGCATGGCGGCCGCATGGTGTGGCATCGAGACGGTCGTATCGTGTGAGATCGGCGCATTCGGTTCCGACGTGTTGGCCTCCCTGTTCCCCGCCGCCTATCATCATAAAGACATCCGTACACTGACAAAAACGATCATCGATGAAAGACTTATTCCACGATTCGGCGCCGACTACGGCCGCCGTACGATACTCACCGGGGGCTTCCCCTGTCAGCCATTCAGTTCAACAGGGAAGCGCCGTGGAGCGGCGGATGACCGTTACCTCTGGCCGGAAATGCTGCGCATTATTGGTGACGTCCGACCGCGCTGGGTTATTGGTGAAAACGTTGCTGGTATCCTTTCGATGGTACAACCCGCTCACGTCGCTACGCTGGAAAGCGAGCCCGATCTGTTCGGAGCGGGTAACGAGCTTCAAACGAAATGCGGGTAATACACCGTCCACCGGATCTGCAAAGACTTTGAAGCCATCGGATATACCATCCGGCCGGTGGTTATTCCGGCCCCAAGCCGTCGGGGCACCCCACCGACGCGACCGAGTGTGGTTCCTCGCCTCCGATGCCGCCGCGGACGGTGAATATTGGAGGACACACTGTAACCCTGCCTCCGCGCCTGCTTCCAACGCCACGAGCAAGCCTCGAGGCCGCGGGGCTGAATGTGAACAACAAGAAAATGGCAGCGAAGAAGGGGGCCAGCTACTTGGAGGAAGTCGTGGCTGGGTTCGTAGTCCGCGCGGGTGTTTCCGGGATTTTCCGAATGAATCACCGGTTCGCACTGACGATGATGGGATATGCCCCGAATCACTGCGCCGCCGGA